GTGTATTTCATTGTTAACTATGCAAGTTGCAAGGTGGAATCGTTTTGGAAGTTCAAACAATTGTGCTTCTGCTGGGTCTGCTTCTGCGTCGAGATCCCAGAACAGATCCACTAAGGTTTTTGCTTGTAGGATTGAGATTGTGCCATTGGGCCATTTTGCTAGGTATGTTTTCATTTGGATATTTAAAATTGTTTTAGTTTATCTTGATCTAATGCATAGCCTTCTCCGTGACCAAGGTTGATTATGTTCTCTGCTTTGATGAGGTCTTCTTGCCATGCCCATCCAACGTAGTCGAGTGCTGGAGCGTCCACAACGCACAGGACGTACACATCAACGTCTGGGTTTACCTTGAGCGTGGATAGCAAGCGAGCGTGTGGATGCTTTGATGCTTTGATGTCGTATCTATTGCCACTTGGCATTACGCCGTCAGGGGATCCGCTCCTTGGTGATAGACCAAGGTCAGGGAATACATTCATTAGCTTTGCGAAGCCATACTCTGCCATCATTCCGATAACGTCTGCCTCTGCTCCGTCTTGGTTGCCAATCTTGGCATCCTTGACTCCATTGCTTCGTGCAATGAGTGAACGCATCCTGCCAATGAGTTGACATATCTGGATCTCGTCAGGGTTGAGTGTTAATTGCATGGTCTATCGTGATTGCTGAATGAATTTGAGTGCTATCGCCATTATCTCAGGGTAGTCCCGTAATGACTCTAGGTACTGGGCAAACATATCATCGATAGCCTGTGCTGCGAATGGGTCAGGGATGATTTCACATTTGACCTGTGCGTCCTCCAGATCCTTGTTGGCTGATCGTAGTGCAAATATAGCAGCGGAGCAGAATACGGACAATTGTGCGGCAATGGAGCGATAGTCCTTGTCGCATTCCTTCAGACGTTCAACCTCGGAGGCGTAGTGCGGTTCGCTCATGGTTTTAGTTTTTCCTTTTTGCGGTAATCTCTAACTTCAGCCTGTAGCACTTGATTGCTTTCGGACATTTGCTGCGCCAACTCCCTCGCCTCGTCACGTTCTTGGCAGTATCTCTCCGCTCTTTTCTCCGCTTGAGCAATTTGTGACAAAGCATCGTTACGTTCTTGCTCCAGCCTAGCCAACTCGCTGGTGGAGTGCAACTCCAGTGTAGTTAGCCTGTCAGCCAGTTGCTTTGCGTCCAAGTAGTCTGTTATAATTTCGGTCATATATTTATAAAATGGGGTGTGAGGTTTTATGTAGTTGCCTCACAGGGTCAAATGATAACCAGCACACATGGTTGCCGCTACAATCCCTTAAAAATGTGGCTGTGGTTTTTGGGGTCACAGCCAACCCCCTTGTCCCCTGCTATCTACGGGACTGACCTTTGTAGAGTAGCGAGGAAATCTAGTTAAATGTTTGTTTTAATCTTTCCTCATTTATTTCAATGTGTCTATCAGCATGATGTCTTGAACAAAACCAAATAATTTCTAGTGGTTTTGAGTAATCTTCATGGTGCGCTTGAGCTTTATTTCCACACATACAACATGGATGCCTATTAATAGTTCCAGATCTTAATGCGTGATTAACAATCATGTGAGCTTTTCTTTTTTCAGGGTTTTTGCAAATCCATTTTTTATTATATGAATTATTTTTAATTAAAACCCTGCCTTCATCTCTATATTTTCTTGATTTTTCTCTGTGTCTTTTTCTTTCAGATAAAGCCCAATCAATATTTTTTTCTTTTTGTTTTCGTCTATTTTCTGAGTCTTGCTTTGTGCATGATTTGCACTTGTTTAGGTGTCCGTCCGACATCATTGAGTGCTTGTAAAATTCAAACAACTCAAGATGGAGTTTACATTTAAAGCATTGTTTCATGCCTCTAATTAAAATCAAAACGGAACTATTGTCAAATTAAAACGGGATTTCTGAATCATCATCCTTGGCCCGTGCTGGAGCAGATTTGGCCTTTGCAGGGGTTTTGTCTCCAACCTGTACATTCTTAGCGTTTCCAAGAATTGGAAGCTGCACACCATTTTCACGATCTTCCTTTGAGATCGATTGTTTTACCATATAGTCACCATAATCTGACTGAGATTCAATCAGGATGAGATCACAGAATAGTGCTTTCTCACCATTCTTGCGGGTGATTGCCTTGAAGCGTGTCTTGTCTAGTTTTGTTACGTCGATACTTAGTGTTATCATATTTTATTTACTTTTATGCGGCTTTTAATGGTTGCCGCTTACCAAGTCTGCATTAGGTTGCAGAAAGTGTTATGTTATTGTTAGTCGCTCCAGCAATCGTAGCTTCCTTCGTAGACATATCCATCTTCGTTCTTTGTTTCGTTGACCGCGAATGACTGTCCGATCATTTCGTGTCTGCCACAAATGGATTTGACCATTTCATTAGAAAGACAGCACCTTGACGTGATGCGGAATGTTCCCCAGTCCCGTGTGCCACTGGAATTGCGCTGCTTGTCTGCCTCGACTGTGATTGTGTTGAGAGGTTTCATTTAGTAGTTGAACGTGTTACCCCCGTAAACCTGATTGGGATTCCTGCGAGACCACTCATCGTGGAAATGCTGTGCGTCACAGTCGCTGCGCTCGGCCTTGTCAGCAAAGTATTGCTCTGGGTCTTGGTGTTTGCGGTTAACACGGGGAGATTCGTCATCATCCTGCGGGTCGAAGTCTGGTAGTGTTTTCATTTGATATGGTGTATTTATTTAACTGACGGCACTACATCTAGGGTTAAAATTGAAATTCGTCAACAGAATTTTCGTCGATGTGTGAAAAATAATTTTCGTAGATTTCTTTTGCCTTTTCGTATTTTTTCTGAGCGTCCGCAAACCTAGATTTGGTGCGGGTCTGCCAGATTGCTGTTGCGGTATCGAGTAGAAAGCAAGCCTCGTCGAAGTGGTGATCAATGTTCATCGATTTGTTCAAATCTTGAGATATCTCCGCGCATTTTTACTGGCACAAATACATCCCTCTGACCACGCCGATTCTTGTCGAGGCGTACACGCGAAGTGGATTGGGTTTCTGGTTTCTTCCTAAAGGTTGACGCTTCTTTTTTCTTCTCGTCTGGATGCGAGATGATGACCAAAAAATCAGTGTGGTGACCGATTGCGCGGGACTCGCGTACTGCGCCTTCGTCGTTGAGTTGACTAGCGGTCATCACCACGGATTTTGTTTTGAGTGCAGTTAGTTTTAATCTGCGCGATAGTTCACTCACTGCCTGTTCTCGGTTGTCTGCTGTTGGCATTGTCACGATTTGTAAGTAGTCCACAATGATGAGATCTGCCTTGCCTAGTGATGCAAGTCTCGATGCCTCTGCTACGATTTCTCCAACCTCGGAAAGATCATCTCGGATCGTTAGATTCATTCCCATGAGTTGGGTGATTGCGCTTGAGATATCCTTGGCTGATGCAACACCTCTCCACTCTGTCACCCCCTCCATCTCGCGTAGTGGCAGGATTGTTTTTCCAAGAAGATTAGAAGCGATACGTTGCAGAATTGCCTTTGCTGGCATCTCTAGAGAAAAGATGGTAACTGATTTTCCATTCAGCAGTGCCTGTAGTGCAGCTTGGTACAGCAGGATTGATTTGCCTCCACTGGTCTGCGCTCCGACAACGAGCATCTCTCCCCTCCTTGCACCTCCACCCAGCAGTTTGTCCAGCTTGGGAATCCCAGTTGGAAAATTCTCCAATGGGGTCTTGTCCTCCAAGTCATCCAAAAAGTCGCTCAGATGGGCTTTAACGTCTTTGCACTGCGATTCTGGTACGATTGCATTGGCGAATGACTCAGCAAGGCTAGAAAGGTCTGCCTTCATAGCGCAAACGTCATCATGGTTATCCTCCCAAGTTTTTATAGCATCACGATACCCCTTTGCCTTTATGAGTTGTGCGCGGTAGTCCGCTGCGGTTTCCACGCACATAGCACCGGGCGATAGGAAGATTGTCTGGAGTATTTCCATGACTCCATCCTTCCCTCCACAAGCGGATAGCTTGCCAGTTGTCTCTAGATCACTCAATGCACCTAGTGCGTTGGTGGATCCAGTCCGCTGGTAGACTCGTTCCAGTGCCGTGTAGATGAGTTTGTGTTGCGATATTGCAAACAGATCTTCTGACCAAGCGAGGTGCGGTAGTACCTCTGGGTCGATTGCGATTAGTGACAATGCCGCTTTTTCTGCGGTTGTAGCGATTGGTGTATTTTTCATATTAGCAAGCCCTCTGGTAAGTCTCTTGTGCCTTGTAAACCCATTCGGCTTTGAATCCCTGCCATCCCCTGCTCACGCATTCGGTGATTGCCTCATCTAGTGTCCATCCAGCTTCGTCTGCTTCGCGTTGGATTCCGTTTAGTGCTGTTTGGGTCAATGGTGATTTCTTTGCCTTCCTGATTTTAAGAAAATCATTCCAGACCTGTTCAGGAACTGAATCTGGTCTATTTATATTTGAAGATGAAGATGAAGATGAAGAAGAAGATGAAGGGGTTGGTTTTTGCTTATCCTTACTTTCATCATCAAG